CTTCTATTATAGTTCTATCGCCAACTAACAATTCGTAACCAGCATCTTTAAATACTGATATAGCACCATCAGCTTTATTTTGTCCATACATTGGATTTGCCATTATTCATATCCTCCTTAAGCTGTCCAAACAGCGTGTGCTTCAGGCATAGACCATTCCATACCAGCTTCTGTTAAGATTTGGTCTACTCTTCTGTCGACCCCAGAGTTTTCAAGTGTTTGAACACCTACGTAGACTGATGTGTCTCTGTTCATACCATTACCAACTAGTGGACGGTAAGCACAGTGTTTCATATCGATACCAAGCATTTGAACATTAGTACCATCTAAGTGAATATTTCTAACAACATTCATATCACCATATACAGTAGAAATAGTTGTGACACCAACGCCAGCAGCCATTTTCTTGCCTGTTATAGCCATATCAGCAGTGAAAGGATTTGTATTACCAGCATCTGATACTACACCTCTATTACCAATCTCTAAGTTGTTTTTGAAGTATCCACCTAATTTATGTAACCAGTTAAAAACTGCTGTGTTACAGAAATATACAGTAGCACCACTGTTGTTATATCTTGGGTCAAGATAACTAGATAAGTCATCTAAGAAACTATCTTGAGTTTTAGATGCAGTAGGCAATGAAAATACATTACCATAATTAGATATAAAATCTACAGCACCTTGAGTATATGTGATGCCATTAGCATCTTCATACTGAGAACCAAATAGTAATGATTGCTCAATATCATATTTATGCTCAATTAGTTTTTCTCTCCATACTCTAGCCCATTCATTGCCTTCATACTTAAGAACTGTTGCTCTTGCAGTATTAGTCATAGCACATGAAGTTTTCCAGATTTGAGTTTGTCCATAACCTGTGCTGAAAGGTTGGTCTTTCCATGTTTCAGGATAACCAGTTCCTTCACCAAAAGCAGAACCAACTACATAACATCTTTTGATTTCAAGTGCGCTGTGAATAGTTTCATCATATACTTGAGATTCAGCAGCTGAAGCAGAAGCAAATGAACAGAAGTCATAATTAGCTCCACTTAAACCTTTAATAATTTGAACTTCAAGTACAGCATGAGTAGATGTTGAAGTTGTATCAACAGAAACAATTCTACCTAAAATGTATTCTGTCATTGTGCCTGGAACACCATCTGCACCCATATTGCATTTTACAACTTGACCTGGTAAAAAGAATCCAGGTTGAGTTCCAGCAGCACCAACTGCTATAGCATTTGTTGATTGATTATAAACATTTTGACGGTTACCTTCAGACATATAGTCTGTACCCATTTTTAGGAAGTAAGTATCGCCAGCAGCTATTAATCCATCAGCAACAGATGCATCAGTTGTTGCACAGGCATTAGTTGTACCATGTGCTGTTACATAGGCATATCTTTTATGCCAAGAGCCTCTACGCTCTGTGAATTTGAATTTTGGGTCATCGCAAGGTTTTTTCGCAACTTTAGATACAAAACGGAAAAAAGGGTCTTGTGCAATATTTAGTTCAGATACTCTGTCACCAAAATTGTACTTTCTCCTTAAGTCACCTGTATTAAGAGACGAACCACCACCAGGGTTACTCGCGTCTGGCCCTTTACCTGAGTTAGAACCCGAGGTAAAATCTGATAATTTAAAATTATCTGCCATTTGTAATCTCCTTTACAAAAATTTAAGTTATGAGATTACTTATCTAAATAAATCGTCAACACCTCCGTCAGCGCCTAAAAGAGTATCAAATATACTATCATCAGCCGATTTAGCGACCGCTCCAGCATTATTTGTATTTCCTTGAGATGACGGTATTTGTCTTGCTTGCTTCATTTGTCCAAGCATCTCGTTTTTAGTAGAGGCAGCTACATTTTGAGCAGCTTTATCACGATTCACAAGGTAATACATATCATCATAAGAAAAACCTTTTTGTTTAACTTTTTCTAACATAGAACCAAACTCTTCCTCAGACATATTATTTCTTTTCATGAAATCTTGTGCCGCAGCAATTTGTTTATTCTTAGCTTGAATTTGTTGATTTTGAGCTTTTTCTTTTTGTAACATATTATCAACTCTTCTTTGAACCGTACCTTCTACCATTTGATTAAGTACTTTAGCAGATTCTGAATTTCCATCAGTAACTGCTTCGTGTCCATCAAATACAAAATCTTCTGAAAGATTCAAATTATCTTGTACCGATGAAGGCGTTTTGCCACCATTTTGCAGGTAGCCGCGAATAGTATCCACTAGGCCACTATCTCTTTTCATGTAGTCGACCAAAGGTTTAATTGGTTGGAACTGTCTCAGTTCGGCATTCAACCTTTGAGCTTCTCGACTGGAATCTTTATATCTTTTTTCCCAGTCAGTTGTATCATTAGCTTCTTCAGGGCCAGCTTGTGGCTGAGTTGCCTGTTCTGCGATTGGCTCATTTGATTCTTCTTGAACTTCCCCAGAAGTAGCAGAGTCTAAAACAGCTCCACTTACTTCATTATCTAAAGCATCAAAGAAAGAGTCACTAGAGTCAAATACACCTTTTTCTGCTGCTGCATCATCAGGTATTGAGTTACCAGTTGTTTCTTCTATCATTATTTCTCCTATATGTTTGTTTGTAATTTACTTCTTTTTTTCTTTAATAGGCAAGCTATTTAAAAGTTCGTTTAACCTACCCTTTTCATTTTCAAAATTCTTCTTTCCTTCATTTCTAATTTGTTGTTGGAAATTTTTAGTTTCATTGTACTCCATTTCAACGCCAGCTTTAGCTTCAGAAACCTTCCTATTAACTTCCATTTCACCTTGCATAACTTTACTTTTAATACCAGCTTGAACAAGTTGTCTTTCAAGGGTTTCAATAGTTCCCTCTTTATCTTGCATCTGTTTTTCCATTTGTTCTAATTTTTGATTTAATTGAGCATATAAAGATTTTCTTTTAACAATTTTATCTTTATTTTTAATATCAGTTTCAGCTAATACTGCTACATCATCAACAACTCCCATTTTAAGTAGTTCTTTTAATTCTGCTAAATATGCCCATCTATTGACAGGTAATGTTGAGCCAGCAATAAGCCTAACATCAAATCTAGAACTTTCATAATCCATAATTTTTCCTATAGCTTCTCCCATATCATTATAAACAGGAATATTAATTTGCACTTCCTTTTCTTCTTGTATAGCATTAGGTTGAACAATTCTAAATACTTTATTAGCTGTATATACAGATTGAGTATATTGTCTAACAAGTTCTCCTACTTGCTTTAATGCAGGTTCTACAGAATGTTTTAACCAATACTTAACTCTTCTAGTACCGTATTCATCAATAGCAAGCATACCTTTAAAAGGCATATCTTTAGTTTGTTTTGTATCACCTTGCATAGAAGAATATATTCCTGCTAAATATTCCATATCTTGCTTACCTTCTCCAGATATACCAAAAAATGCATTAGGTAGTTGAAAAGGCATTACAGGTGTTGGGGGAGCAAATCCACTTCTAAGAGGTAATAACGCTCCAGGAGCAGCTGCATATTTTTCCCAATGCTCTGTATCAATAGAACCTTCTTCATACATCCATCTTAAACTACTTCCAAGAGATGCATTATGTACCATTAATTGATGTACTTTATTTAATTCTTGTTGTTTACCTATGAGTGGAGATACTGCACTTATTGGGTAAGGAGTGCCAGTCCATTTATAGTGAAAAGGAATCAAAGGATAATCTTTGATTTTTGAAGGTAAGTACTTTTCGTAAATACAAGCATCTCCAACTACACAGGTTTTTTTAATTCTTGAATCATAAAATTCTATAGTGTCTGTAACTAATGAAGCAAAGTGTTTATCTTTCATTAAAATCTTATATTCTTCTTTAGTTATAACTTTACTTTCAATAACAGAAGATTGTTTTTGCAATTCATTTGTTAGTTGCATTTGAGACATCTTAATCTTCTCTTGCATTTCTTCTTGAAATTTTTGAAGTTCAAGTTGCGCTCTTTCAGGAAGCATTTGTTTAGCTTCTACCATTTGAGCAAGCTGTAACTGTTTTTCTTTAAAAGAAACCTGAAATTCTTGTTGTTGTCTTTGAATTTCTTTTTGAACCTTTTCTTTTATAACTGCAACAGTATCTGGGTCAGGTGGAATTTGATAAAACATATTAACAAATAATTGTTTTTCTTTTTCAAACAATTCATAGTATTCTATTAAATCCTCTCTACCTGTATCTTCTTCATCTATCATATCTGTAGTAGATTCATCTAAAACATCTTTAGGACCAAAATCTTTTTGAGTTTCATCGAAAACTTTTTCAGTATAATTATAAGTACTATTGTCATAAGAAAAAGCGTTTTTAATTTTTGCTTTTGATTCAGGATAAACTTTCATCAGGTGAGTTCTTGGAAGAACTTTTCTCATAAGTATATATGCAGCATCCTCAAATAATAGACTTCTAGATTTTGGGTCTACATAAATATCAAATGGGTCTGGTTGTTTTACAACAATTTCGCCCATACCTTGGTCAGCATTATGGTCTATATCTACCATTAAATAACCAATAGATTTAGAAACTGAATCATTAATAGCATTAGACAATAAAGATTGTCCATTAGAATGATACCATACATAATCTGCAATATCAGAAAATACAGCAGCAACATCAGAATCGCTACCTTCAGCTCCAATAGCTTGCCATCTAGGTTGATTTGCAGTAGCATAGAAGTTTAACATTTCAACAACAGGTATAATTCTGTTAATAGTAAACGTAGGCATACCTTGTTCTTCTAATAACTCCTTGTCATCAGCAGATAATTGATTATCATTTGCAAAATCAAATCCTTTTTGATTAACAAATTCCCATTGTTGCCTATTACCAGTATTAACATTATCAAATATATCTCTTACTCGTAATGCTTTTTTATCCTGTCTTTTTCCCATTATTTACCCTCTTCGTAATCATTGTTATGATATTTTCTAATATTTTTAGTCATTTTAGCTGCAGCTTTAGTTACTCCCTTTATCGTTTTTATCTTACTAAACATTGCTTTCTTTTTTCTTCTCTTTTCTCTTTCTGCCTTCTGCGCCTTTTCTACATTAGTCATATCGACAAATGTGTAGCCTGATTTATGTTTATGGTATGT